CAAGGTGCTTGTGGAGTATCGCGACGGCGACCGGCAGATGGCGCCGTTCATGGTGGACCGCGCCGAACCTATCGCCGTGGCCCGCAACGGCTATGAGATCACCGAGTATTCGCCCGTGAAGCTGGGCAACAAGGCACCCCTGACCATCGATGACCTCAAGATTCGCGGCTTCGGCGAGGCGATCCTGCCCAACGCCACCTGGGCCGAGCGCGCCAACCGCCTGATCAGCGATGACCTGAACATTCTGGAGCGCCGGTTCCAGCGCGCCGAGGAATGGCTGTGCGCCCAGACCATGATCAATAACGGCTTCACCGTGACCGAGATGATCGACGCGGACACCGCCGGCGGCACCGCTGAGGTGAAGTTCTACAATCCCGCAAAGGGCAATGACGGCCTGTACACCATAAGTGTAGGTGGTCAGTGGACTGTGAACACCGATTTCCGCGCCATCGTGGCCGACGTTCGCGCCATGTGCCGTCAGCTGAGCCAGCGCGGCCTGCCAGCCACCGACCTGGTGATCGGTCAGGACGTGGCGGATGTGCTGCTGGCCAACAAGGATTTCCAGGCGCTGGTCAACCTGCAGTCCGGTATCAACATCGCCGGCGGCGTGCGCGAGACCCTGTCCGCCTACGACGGCGTGACCTTCATCGGCACCGTGAACTTCGGCGGCCATAACCTCAACGTGATCTCTGTGGATGAGCAGTACACCAACGCCGCCGGCACCACCGCGAACTATTTCCCGGCCAAGTCCGTGCTGGTGTCCGCGCCCCGCGCCGGTCACCTGATGTACGCGCAGATCACCGTGATGCGCGAGGATGGCGAGTTTGACACCATCGCCGCGCCGCGTGTGCCCTCCGTGTTCATCGACCGCCGGCACAAGACCCGCGAACTGTGGCTGGAGTCCCGGCCTTTCGCCGCGCCCAAGAACTATAGCCCCTGGGTGTACGCCGCCAACGTCGTGGCGTAAGCGCTGCGCCTGAAAGGAGAAACGTATGCTGATCGTGATCATCAATGGCACCTACGGGCACAGGCCGCGCCTGATCAATGGCGAGCTGAGCCCGTTTGTGGTGCCGGTGAGACCCGGTGACGCGCCCATCGAGGTGGACGATGAGAAGGCCGAGCGCCTGATCCGGACCGGCATCGCCGCCGACGCCAAGAGTCGCGGCATCGTGCCGCCGGATTCAGAGCTTGCGCAGGCCATCATTGCGGCCACCCACGCGCCCACTGAGGCCGCTGAGGCTTCGGATGATGAAGAATCCATCCCCGAGGCCGGAGAGGCCACAGCGAGCGCCGTGGTGAGCGCGGAGATGAGTATTGCAGAGCTGCGTGCCGCCATGAAGGAAGCGGGACTCAGCAGCCGTGGCATGACCAAGCAGCAGATGCTGGACGCGCTGACCGCGCCTGACCTGACCGCAGAGGATGTGGTCGAATGAGCTTCCGGGACATGGTGGCAAGGGATAATCTCCAAGTTTTCAGCAACTTAACTGAGTTCGCCACGGAGCACACGATTGTGTACGACGGCGAGACATACGAGGGAGTGCCCTGCGTCATTTCTCAGCTCAAGGCAAAGGACAGGCCGCAGACCAGCGCGGATCACGCACAGGGGCTGTATTCCGTGACATCCGTGGTGCATTTTGCCCGCGAGATGCTGGGCGGCTTTATCCCGGAGAAGGGCTCGCGGATCGGGATCACCGACGAGGCCGGATTCCTCCGGGATTTTTACGTGGCACAGTCCGGCTGTGATCTCGGGATGGTGAGACTGGAGCTGGAGGCGTACGATGAGTGAGATCTACAATCGCCCAACAGTCGTGCCATACACAGTCATGTCCGGACTTGTTGTCGATGTTGCGTACGAAAAAACCTGGGAAGCGTTGGATTCTGGCATGTATGCCGGCGACGTTCTGCTGGCTGTCGGCAGCGCGCTGGCAAGAGCCGGTCGCGCAGGCCGAACCGTGGCAAAGCGTGCGCTGACAAAGGAATACAACGTCAGCGGCTCGACTTTCCTGAACTACACCAAGAACATCAACCACTTCGACGGCGATTATGGGGCGATCTTCGGCTTTCAGGGCCACGTCATCCCGCTGATCCGGTTTTCGTACGTCACCGGCCTTGATCGCGTCACCGTAAATGTCCGAAACGACACCGGCCCGCAAGTTCTGGAACACGCTTTCGTGCAAAGAATGGGCAGTACCGGACATCTGGGCATCTACGAGCGCGTGGGCCCGGAGCGGCTTCCGATCCGCGAGTTGTACGGCCCGGCGACTCCTCAGATGATGTATTCCAATCAAAACGTGATAGATGCTGTTGATCAAGCAGTTAAGGAAACATTTGAGAAGCGCATCGATCACGAACTCGAACGTGTCATGAACGGATGGGGGGTGCACCATGCCAAGCATCGCACTCGGTAGAGTCGAGCTGCTGCGGGCGCTCAAGGCGTTTACCGAGGAGACCGTGGCGGAGCTCCGCCTGCCGACCCGCGTGCAGCGCGCCGATGAGGAGCAGCAGTACCGGGCGCCGGACGTGTACTCCATGCGGCTGCCCGACAGCAAGTCCGCTCAGAAAAAAGCGCCGTACATCCTCCACCAGGTCGTGACCGGCAAGGACGAGCAGCAGCCGCGCCAGCAGCCCACATCGGAGTGCACCGTGCGCACGATTGTGTGCGTGTACGACAATGACGAACAGCAGGGCGCTCTGTCCCTGCTGGAGGTGATGGAGCGGCTGCGCGTGGAGCTGCTGCGCCAGTGCGTGATCGGCGACGGAAACCAGTACTGGCTCGATCTGCAGGCAGGCGTGGAGGCGCTTGTCTATCCGGACGACACCGCGCCGTACTACATCGGCGAGATGTCCACCGTGTGGCATATGCCAGCGGTGAAGAGAGAGGTGAGATATACCAATGAAGTCTGAGACCTTCTGCGCGTACCTCGGGCCGAACATTCGCGGCCTGATGCAGAATGGCACGATCTACGACGGAGACCGTGACCACGTACTCGAACTGCTGGCGGATGCGATCAAGAAGTATCCGCGCATCGCAAAGCTGATCGTTCCCGGCGAGACACTCGCCGAGGATCGCGTCAAGCTCAAGACCAAAGGCAATATGCTCTACGAGGAAAATCGCAGGCTGACTGCCGAGCTGAAGAAGGAGGTATAACGCATGCCTACCCATTCCGTACACGTAAGCGAGCAGGCGTCCAGCGTTCTGGCGCCGGTCATCGCTCAGAGCGGCATCCCCTACGTGATTGGCACCGCGCCGGTGCATGCCGCTGACAATCCCGCCACCGTGAACGTGCCCACCATCTGCTACAGCTTCGAGGAAGCCGTGGAGAAGCTGGGCTACTCCGACGACTGGGAGACCTTCACCCTGTGCGAGTTCATGTATTCGCACTTCAAACTCTACGGCATGGCGCCGGTCATCTTCCTGAACGCCTTCGATCCGACCACCATGAAGACCGCCGCGTCTGAGACTGAGGTCGCTGTGTCCGGTCACAAGGCCGTGCTGGACGGCGCGTACATCGCCGCCGATCTGGTGGTGAAGAACGGCTCCGCCACGCTGACCAAGGACACCGACTACAGTCTGTACTACAACGACGGCAGCCTGTACGTGGAGCTGCTCTCCACCGGCACCGCCTACTCCGCCACCGCGCTGAACGTGGCCGGCTACAAGGCCAACGTCACGACTGTGACCAGCAACGTGATCGCCGCCGGTGTGGAGAAGGTCGAGCTGTGCATGAGCCTGTTCGGCCTGGCGCCTGACCTGATCGTGGCGCCCGGTTACTCCGCCAACGCCACCGTGGCCGCCGCGATGGCCACCAAGGTCGCGAGCATCTCCGGCCTGTTCCGCGCCAAGGCCCTCATCGATGTGCCCAGCGACGAGACCGCCGGCGCCACCACCTACGACGCCGTGTTTGCCCGCAAGACCGCGCTTGGCATGGTGGATGAGAACGAAATCGTGTGCTGGCCGATGGGCGGGCTGGGCGACAAGATCTTCCACATGAGCACTCAGGTCGCCGGTGCGATGGCCGCCACCGATCACGAGTTCGACGCGCCCTACGCGTCTCCGTCCAACCACGCGCTCAAGATCGACCGGCTGTGCACCGCCGACGGCGGCACCGTGCTGCTGAGCCTGCAGCAGGCCAACAGCCTGAACGCTCAGGGCATCGTGACCGGCCTGGCCTTCC